TGAACTTGTGGAAAGTACCGCTACAAGTTTTTACAACAGTAGAAGGACTCTTAAGGTACAAAGGGTCATACATTGGAGTGTCGTCAAACTGCAGGGGTTTGGTGTCGAGTATGTTGGATGAGAAGGACGATAGGAAGATATTCCCGGTTAAGGCGCACACAGCTGCATCAACCAAAGTTAATGTGTTCTTTAGACATGTGTGGCAGGATGCTAAAGTCCATTTCCCAGAGGCAGCAGCATATTTATCGCGCAATCCTGGATTATTGAAAGGCTTGTACAATGATCAGGCAAGTGCGTGGGTTATCTGGTTTTGTGCGGTCTGGCAGCACGATCCATCGGTGGCGGTGTCGGTACTGGTTAAGTCACGTGACCAGAGCTGGTTGAAAGAGTTTTCGACAGAAGTGAAGTCTTTAGGTCTTACTTCTGGCGTTCTGGGAAGGTGTGTTACCGAGTTGAAAGGTATGGTAGGTAGGGGTGCTGCGCCGTTAGACAGGGATGCAGATGTTGAAGGTAGGATCTCAGTGGATGTGTTTGAGGCCCGTAAGAGTTGTGGAATAGGTGAGGAAATACGTCCTTATGTGCGCCAAGTCATCAGTGAAGAATTAGGCCAGAACCCATCGTGGGGGACTACGGATGAGTACTGGTCAAGGCGATGGCTGTACACCAAGGCAGGTTCGCACGCAAGGCGTGTAGAGGAGCAGAAGCTAGGTGGAAAGCTAGAGTTACCTCCTCAGCCGACTCGTAGGGAGTTCGTCGAAAATGTTAAGGAGAATATGGTTGCGTATGGTAAGCCATTGGCGCTAGCTGGGCAGAGTGGGAAGCTCGAGAATGGCAGTGAAAGGGCAATATATTCTTGTGATACAATCAACTATTGTACTTTTGATTATCTTTTACGTCCTGTGGAAGCCGTATGGCGTAACGCGAATTGTCTGTTAGATCCAGGATCTCGCTCACAAACTGAGTTGTATGGGGGGTTATCCACAAAGAAAGATGTGCATGTTATGTTAGATTTCGAGGATTATAACAGTCAGCATACTCTTGATGCTATGAAGGTTGTGATCGATGAGGCAACACGAGGTGCACCAGAGGATGTCCGCACTTGGGCATTAGAGAGCATTAGTAATAGTAAGATATTTTGGCTAAGTAACGACGGGCAGAGGAAGGAAGCTAAGTGCGTCGGTGGCTTGTTCAGCGGGCACAGAGCGACGACTTTCATAAATACCATACTGAATTCAGCTTATATAAGGTATATTTATGGAGAGCTTACGTTGCCTTTTGAGTCATACCATGCTGGGGATGACATGTATGCAAATGCAACGGAGGAACAGGCTGAGCGTCTGATCGACAGGTCACTCGCCTCGAGTGTCCGCTTCAACCCGTCTAAGCAGGGTTTAGGCACTATAGTAGGAGAATTTTTGCGTGTAGCTTTTACGAAAGAAGAAGCAGGCGGTTATTTTGCTAGGAGTGTTGCAGCTGTTACTAGTGGGAATTGGGTGTCTGAGGTTAAGCTCGATCCAGGTGAAGCAGCTACTACGTACGCAAATCAGTGCTGGACGATGAGGATAAGGTCAGGAGTTGATTTGATAGGATGTTGTTTGTTGAGTAGCTTTAGATTCAGGGTCCCTGAGATAGCACAATATGCTCAAGAAGCGGTCTTGAATAAGGTATCGGTGAATGGCTCACCAGTGGTGGATTGTGTAGGGCATAATCTGGTTTCGATATCACTTACTGTGAAGAAGAACATGAGGCCGGACACAAAAGGGAAGCTCGCGTATGCGACCCAAGATTTTGTTGAAAAACATATCGATAAAGAAGTGATTGCACTGTCAGGGTTAACAGTTAAACAGATCAAGCGTCAGATGCTAGAAGTGTCGTACAAATGGCGTGGAGATGTAGAAGCTGAGACGGCACCCCTGGACGTCGCAATCGTTCAAGTTCCAGCAAGAGATTTCTTGCCTTATACAGAAATAAGGCCGAGGAACGTCAGGACGGAGACTCGCAGTGAATCGTTCATGGCAAAACTCCTATCACGGTTGCAGCCGGGATGGGACTGGGAGAAGTTAGTGAGGATTGTTCTAGGTGGTTCTGGTGTGCTAGGCTATATGGTGGACAAGTACAGCTGGCCAATCACTAATAACGGAACGTTAGGTGTGTCAGAGTTGGGAAGGCTAGGTCGTAAGGTCTTGCACCCGGTCTGCACAAATACTAACTATCCAATCCGCGTTTAGAGCGTAACGTGCCGCCGAGTGTGGGCTGTTCGTCTGGTCTTCGAGATTACAGGCGGTCTATCACTCGCGCTGTTAACCGTAAGGTAACGGCGACAGGCTGAGAAGCCTGAGGACTGAAAAGTCCTTGAAG